TTGTCAGCTCACCAACAATGGGGTTCGTAGGAACACAGGGGTTGGGTGATGCTGCATGTCGGTGAGGGCGCTTGGTACGTGTTGATGGGGTGTCAGTTAGGAGTTCGCTGACGCATCCGTCCCTCATCATTAAACACTACCAAAGCGGACGGAAGGTAAGATCCTATGTCAAGTTAACCAACTTGTCACCAGACATGGGATTTGGAATATTTAACGGTGACATCGATACAGTTGCAGCAGCTTTACTCGAGCGTATGTATTTCTGTAAGGTTGATGGGGTATTCGTACCGCCACCACCAGTGCAGGGGGAAGCACTTAAAAATCTGAGACAGTTTAGAAACAGAGTTGTGAGAAATGTTAGAGTTCCGTCTGTGTTAACGCTACAAGAAGTAGTGGATTCATATACCGGCCGTAAACATACCATTTATCTCAACTCAATGAATGACTTGGCTCAGAACCCCCTCCGAAGACAAGATGGTTATAGTACAGCTTTCGTCAAAGTGGAGAAAGGAAAACCAGGCAAGGCACCACGTGGTATACAACCGCGCTCGCCGAGGTATAACCTCGTGCTTGGTAAATACATCAAAGCGATCGAAAAGAAACTATACAAAGCCATAGCTAAGGTTTTTGGTGATGGCCCCACTGTTATGAAAGGCTACAACATACAACAGGTGGGACGCATCATAGCTGGGAAATGGAATTCCTTCAAAACACCCGTGGCGATTGGGTTAGACGCAGTCAAGTTTGACATGCACGTTTCTGCTGAGATGCTAACCTATGAACATGAGTTTTACAAGATGGTTTTTCCACACAATAATGAGTTGGCTACCCTACTTAGTTGGCAGATTAACAACAAGGGGCACGCCTATGCTAGCGACGGCAAACTGAGTTATTCAGTTAGAGGCAGACGTTTTAGCGGGGACATGAATACAGGATTGGGGAATTGTATTATAATGTGTTCACTCATTTGGACCCTGGCAAAGGAGCGTGGAGTTAAAGTGAAACTAGTCAACAATGGTGATGACTGTGTTGTGTTTATGGAAAAAGAAGACCAACACACGTTTAGTCAGCACCTAGACTCATGGTTTCTTAAATATGGATTTAGGATGACGGTTGAGGATCCGTGTCATGAGCTGGAGCATATAGAGTTTTGCCAGATGCACCCCGTGCGCACACCATATGGTGTAACCATGGTGAGGAACATCAACACTGCTTTAGC